AAAAACACTGCTCAGAAAAGACTTGTCTTCGTGCTTGAATCGAATCTATTATTTGTTTTGCTTCTTTTAACGAATCGGCAGCTTTTTTATCGGCAGCATCAAGATTGGCTTTAGCTTGCAACGCTGAAGTCACCGCACCCGCTATCGCGAATGGGTCGCCAGTCTGAAGAGCGATTCCCGCAGCAACGGCTGCTGTAGCAACATCTTCCGCAAACTGTTCGAGTTTTTCTTCTTCCGCTTCTTTTTGTCCCAATGCCGCAAGGCGCGTAAACGATGCTACATAAATGTCTTTTAGCTGATTTTCTGTCGGGCACTTGCTATCATTTAATATTTGGATAGCCGATTCTAAACTTTTAAAATCTTTTTCAATTGCTGCGGCTGTCTTCGAGAAGTGCTGATCAGCCGCCCCCCAGAGTGCGAGATCTATCTTATCGATATAAGCTTTTAATTCTTCTATATTAATTTCTTTCCAACCGCCTGTGGTGACAAATGTTTGAAAGCCAGGACCAAGATTAATTTGGCCACTCTTCAGGATGAAGTCAAAATGCTGCTGTATATGTTTTACATTTTTAAGAGCGTCTGCATAACCTTGTGTTTGCTTCCTCACCTCTTCCGCAAAAGAAAATGCTTCCGTTTCGCTGGTTTTTATTGTCTCTAATTCGTAGAATGCATTACCGCCAGAGCCATCTAATCTTATAAGGTCATCTTCTGGCTTTGTTGCGAGAGAAGCAACATTGGCGTTATCACTGGTTTTCAAGCCATAGCAGGCTTCAGCCCAAGCTTCTGTTGTTATTTCATCTTCATGAATTTGATTCAGGGTCTCAGCGTAGCTTTTTGCTGCTTCTTGAATTTTTCCAAGTTTTTCAGTAGACTTAAAACAATATGGTTTTGCCATCTTAGATTCCTAATACCTTTAGAGCTTCTGCCAGATCTAATGGTATATCTAACAAGTCGCCAGTGTTAATGTTTGCTTCTGTTGGTTGCCCATTCCACCAAGCAATAACCCACCAGAAGTCCACGTCTCCATAATACTGATGAGCCAGTTTATAGAACCTGTCTCCGTATGACCATACATGACTAACAATGTCTATGCCTGCTCTATCTGAGATTGTTGGGTGTCTTACGATGGGGGTGGCGTAATGTTTGATTGATTTTACGCCTCTCTTATCAAGAAACTTTTTGTAGTGTCTCGACCCATTTGTAATAACTCTTTGTCTTTTGTTTCTTATATTTGACATTTTTGTATCCTAAAGGTGGTAATCATCGAATTTTGTTTCTGTTGCCGCAAGGTCTGCGTTGGCTTTATTTAGAGCCTCTATTGAACTGATCTGGTCATCATCTAGACGACCACCCTGGCGAACAGCACGACCTGCCAATCTTTTTCTACGTCCTGAATCTGGGTCACTGCTTTGTAATTTTTCTGCTGTTCTGAGAAATCTAGCAGTTTGTTTATCTATATCTTGTTGGGCATTTGTAGCAGCTTGTCTTTTTGCTTCAAGTTCTTTTTTTATTCTTCTTTGTTCGTTTAGTCCGGTACCTTGTTGGAGCACTTTACGTTTTATGGCTTTCGCATCTTTCTTTAATTTTACACCATAAGGAAAAACAGGTAAATTTTCGTTCGCGTTATTTATTGTTTCTTCATGCATTGGGCTAAAGCTAATCGAAACATCAATCAGTTTTGGCAGTATTGTGTTTTTGACAGGAGAGGTAGCTCCACCAGCAAAGGCAGACTGATCTATTTTTTGAAAAGAGCCTTCTGGACCTTCAAGGTTATGGTTCACCGTACAAGAATTGATTATACCAAGTAAGCCCAAGCCAGGATCGTCTGTTGATCTATAGGCAGCATAAAAGTCATCTTCAAATGTTCCTCTGAATTTGTCAAAACTTCCACCTGCCCCAGCTACACTAGTCAAGAGGTTCATAACTTTTAAACGAACAATTGGGGCTTCCGAAAGGGTAAGAGCGTTGGGACTGAGAGCGCTAACGCTTTCATAACTAGGATATAGCATTTGGATCAATTTCTGAACTCTTCCTAGATTCTCAAATGCTTCGCTTTCAGATGAAGCAGGCACTTTGAAGGCAAGAGTTATTGCTCTTGTTGTGTTCTTGTATTGGTAGATCGGATCTGTTCGTCCAAATACTTCATTTGAGTTAAAGTTTGGAGAATATGTCTCATTAAATGCTGTTATGAATGCCTTAAACTTCACATCTTCATCGTTTCTAATGTTTCTAAAAGATATGACCTGCTCCAACCCATTCGCTAACGCATCAGAGCCATCAATTAAAGTAAACTGAGTTCCAAAACCATTAGTTGCTTTGATTTGTCCATCGTTCTTATATTTTTTTACGTCAAATTCTGATGACATTTTATATTACCGCCTTTCTTGCTGCTCTACCAATTGACTTCTCAACTTGAACATCGAAAAGGTCGGCAAACTTTTTATTGTCAAACTTAATATTAATTCCTGTTGCCCCGCCACCTTGTCCGTTATTATTCACAACACTATTATTAGATACATTAGAGATAGCACTGGAAACTGCGTTGTTATTTGCTATTGTGGGCGCAGAAGCCCTTAATGATGCGGCTGCTCGTCCAGACGCATCTCCAACACCTTCGATTGAGGCGGCAGTGATTCTTGCGCCTTCTATAACACCACCATCACCGCTGAACGCGTCATTTCTAAGATCTCCCATCTTGGCTCTTAGTTTGTCTAAGGGACTCAGAGCACTAATTCCCGCACCCTTTACTCCATCTAGATTATCGGCCATCAATCCGAGCCCTTCAAGTAGTGTTGGAGAACTTTTATCAACTGAAATTGATTTTCTTAGACCAAGCATTGCTGCTGTTATCGATGTGATGCCCTCTAGAACAAACGCAATAGCCCCAACAAAATACATAAACAACTTTGTTATTCCAATTATAAGAGGTGCCACAGCCATGAACATTTTGATAAGGTCAACCACTATATTTCCAATACTTTCAAATACAAATTTTATGTCGTCTTTATACTCTAAAGCGAAATCAGACAAAGCTGTGGACATATCTTGAATTACCTCAACCAATGGTTCGAAAACAGGCATTAGAGAGTATAGAGTGTTCTTTAGCTCCTCTTGAATTGATTGAAAGCTCTTGGCTCTTTTTGCGGCAGCTTCATAATCTGCTGAGTTTTTGCCGACATTCTCGTTTAATGAATCAAAGTCGCCACTTAACATTAGCGCCAACTCACCCACATCTTTTAATCCGGCAGATTCAGCGTAAAACTTTCTCTGGTAATAACTCATCTCATCGAAAGATAAGCCAGCATCAAGAATTGAATCTCTTATCATTTCAAAACGTTCTACAGGGTTAGTTGCTGTCAAAAGCTCCATGGCATTTACAAAGTTGCCACCCAACGCAGCGTTTAATTTGCCTGCTTGTCTTGCAGCACCCTCAAAGGTATCAAATTTCTCTACAATTGCAAGTAGTCGGTTAACCTCAATACCAGTGCTCTTAGAAACCACTGCTAGCTGCTTAAACGCAGTCACGCCATCTTTGCCAAGTTTTGCCAATTGTGGTGCAGCGCCAGCAAAGTCAGCACCCATCTGAGATGCGCTTACGCCCAAGTCTCTTGATAGTGCCTCAAGTTCTAACATAGAGCCGCTTGCTTCTTTAGGTGTTTGCCCCATCGCTTTTGTTAGATTCTGAAATCCAGTTGCTACATCGCCAGCACTCATTCCAAGTTTTGTTAGAACCGTGGTGGTTTTAGAGACACCAACCGCCACCTGGGGTGAAAGCATACTAAAGTCTGTGAATGTTTGGTTTAGTGCTTGGTTTGCTGCGGTAAGATCTTCTACAGTTGCTCCAAATTCTCTAACGTCTTGTGCTGAACTCATTAATGTATTTGAAAATTCTTGAGATAAGCCTGTTGTTTTTGCCAATTCTCGACCCGCATTGGCGACTTGAACAGAAAATTCTATCATCATCTTCGCAATGCCAGCCATAACAGCAAGCCCTGCTAATACCGCTACGAGGGCTCCAATAATTATAATCAAAGGACCTATAGCTACCGTTGTGCCACCTACGCCGGCTGCCATTGTACTAAATGATCCAGCCGCACCACCTCCACTACCTGCTGCGGCGCCAAGCGCTTCAAGTTCTGGAACTGCTGCCATGCTTTGAGCCATCATTGATGCTAAATTGTCTTTTAATGGCTTAGCTACCTCGCCGAGTTTTGAAGTAAGCATACCTGCGGCATCGCTCAAACCACCAAGAAAATCACCTTTAGCTATTTTTGACAGAGCGCCAGTCATATCGTCAATTTGCTTGTTTGCCTTTTTTAGAGCCTTGTTATATTTTTCAGCTTCTTTTGTTAGGTCAGAATTATTATCACGAAGTTTTTCTTTTTCGGCCTGAAGTTGCTGAACCAATCCGATGTTATCTTTGTTTTGTCTTATCTGTTCATCTAATCTTTTGATCAATTCATTATTTAAATCAACGGCTCTTTCATAACGATCTTCCATTTTAGCAGTCTGATCGTATAATTTTTTTGCTCTTTTGGCTGACTTATCAATTGAATTTAATATTCTTGCCCGTTGTTCAATCTCCCTTTCGAGAGCGGTTGCTACTTCGCCAGCGACCGCAGCGAGTTCGCTAGAATTCTTTAAAGTCTCAAGGGTGCTGTTGGAGGCGCTACTAAGTTCTTTATTTAACTTAGTGGCTGACGGCGCTAGACCTTCTAAAGCTTCTAATAGATTATCTATCTGGTCTTGTGTTAATGCCATACAAAGTTACCTCTCCCTATAAATAGGCTCGCTGCAAAAAAGAAAAGGCACCACAAGGGTGCCTAATTTAGAAGGTTTTTGGCATTGTTGGCTGATTAAAAGGTGTTAGTTCTTGTGAGTTGCTGCCGCCATTTGATGCATTTTTTATTGCCTCTGCTTCCATCTCTAATTGTTTGATGGTTCGTTTAGTAAACCAGTTTCTAAGTCCTATAGGTAGGTTGTAAGCTTCAGAAAAACTCCAACCACCCGAGTACTTAAGGAAGAAAATCTGCTCATAAACTCCCTCATTATATTCATCTGTTAGGCCAAAAAAAGTCCGCCGTAAGCGGCACCTCCATTTCCTGAGTGTGTCCGCATTCGGAACAGGAAAATTCTTGAGTTAAATCAACGTTTGGAGTTGCATCTTTTACAACCATTCTTAGGTGTCGCGAGTCAATTGAAGGCAAATTGTTGGCAACATAATTAATTGCGTTTTTAGAACTATCACCATTTACACTAATAATCATTGCTTCTAATTGTTTGGAGACAAGATTGTCTCCCTTGATCATATTAGCAATGCCTTTCTCGTCACGACCAGTTAAAAGCTTTGCCACAACAGTGATTTCTGTTTTTGGAAGAACACAAGTCACGGTCCCATCGCCGTTATCAGTAACGCCGAAAGAAGTATCAACTTCGCCCTCGTTAATGTTTGCCGAGTTTAGGTCAAAAGAATAATTTTGTCTTGTGTTACAAGCAGGACAATCTACTTTAGTAGAATAGACGTTGCCATATCCTGAAACCCTTGCTGATACAATGATGGCATTGCGATCACCAATAAGAAGAGTATTTGGATCAATTGTTTTATCTACAATAAGACTTTGAATCAACCTATCAAGCGCCACTCCTTTCTTTAGTAGTGTTCTTGAAGTCAGAATGTCTTCTTCTTTAGCAGTCATTTGTTTGATTTCAATGCTGCTTTCATTATGAAGGGGATGTCCTTCGGGATAATATCTTCCTTGTGATGGAAGTTCTACAAACTCTGTTGGGATTACAAACGAAAATCCCTCAGTGGTCTTTGGTGGAGCGTTGTTATTTTTTTTGGCTCCACCAAGACGATCTTGGTTTCTTGACAATTTACACCTCGCGTTTTATATTGTCTAAATTATATCTTGAAGAACTCTCTTCCGCCAGCACTTACGGCAGCAGAATCAGTTACAGTTTCAATTCTTGCCCAGTCATAACGAAGTGAAATAGAAATTTCAGTCAAGTTATCGTCTCCGTATGCTAATGAATCGCCGTACTTGATATCTTCAATAAATGGGTTCCACAGAGTCCAAGTTTCAAGAGGTCTACCATTTGAATCAATCTGGGTTATAGTAACCGCGCCAAGCGCATTGGAAGCCTTAGCTTTCGAAGTGGTCCCGAGAGCAGTTGTATCAGTAGGAGGTGCATAACCGCCCTGTGTGATGATGTCAGAAAATGTAGCAGACATATCGGGATTAACTGGATCAACCATTACGATTGAAACCGGGTTCCAAGTAACAGATCCGGGGTAGTAGAAGGTGTGGTTTAAGTATTTGTGTTCTGCGTTCGCAATCGCAAACGAAGGCTTGGCTGCGGTCTTGGCGTACCAAGCGACGGCTCCACCGGGAGTAGCATTAATACCTCCGAACTCTACGATAAATCTAAAGTTTCTCTTTGGATCTTTCATATCGGGGTTGCTTGCAAAGTTTTCTGACCAGAATGGCATTTGTTAGGTTCTCCTGTAATTCATAAGTAAGTAGTGGGTGGGGGCAAAAGCCCCCNATTTATCAGTCGTCAAATGATGCNCCGGTTGAAGCAACGATGAAGTCNATAGCGATGTACTCNATTGCTCTTGCTGGCTTAATCATAATCTTGGCGTAAACAACATTCTGGTCGATAAGGTCAGGAGTTGTGGTGCTCTCGTCTAGAATGAGACGGTAATCAGTGATACCGAACTGAGTCTTGACGTTAGCAAGGAATGGCTCAATGAGTCCCTTGAAGCGGTTCCAAGTTGCCTGGACATTCTGTTCGAATAGAACTTGTGTGGAAAGGATGGAAATCTGCTTCTTGAGGAAGATAACCAAGCGACGTACATTGATTCTATCAAGCGCAGATGGTCTCTCTTGTAGGGTTTTTTGTCCGAAGACTACAATACCGGTACTCGGGAAACTAGCGATCGGGTTGATACGTGCTTCGTAAAGAGTGTCACGCTCCTTGGAAGTAAGCCTGCGTGAGACGCTGGTGACAGGAATACCTGCTGCGCCATCGGAAAGACCGCCTCGGTTGAAGCCTGCGGGGGCAAACCAAATCTGTGATGATCTTTCGGAGCTTGCGAGAACACCCATCATTGCTACAGTGGGGGGAACCCAGAGAGCCTGACCAGTACCTTCGTCTACAGTCTGTACCCAAGGGTAGAAAGTGGCACCGTATGATGAATCAATTTGGCGCTGGCGAAGCTTGTTAGCTGCATCGGACGGAGCAGATGCCTGCCTGTCCTTGATGTCAGGGTAATATGCTTCGTGTGATGGAAGATACACGTTTGGTAGATCGATGAGGGCTAGCGCATCTGCTCTCGCTTCACATACATCAACCATGTGCGTTGTTAGTCCGTCCTTAGTTAGTCCAGGGACAACCAAGAGGTTCATATCCACAAACTCTGGATCAGCAATACTATCAATGGCACGCTTATAGGTGTTGTAAATGTAACTGTTTTTGTCGGTTGCTGTATCAGAAATACCAGTGTTGTACAATGGGTCTGGTTTAGTAATGTCGAAGCCGTCAAAACCGCCCCACATAGGTGCGGTGAACTTATCATAACCAAGGTCAATTAGATCCTCGTATGTTTTGCCGTCCTGTGCTGTGTAGCTGTAACCGGCGGTTCTGGAGCCACTCTCGAATGAAGCAGCCGCGCTGGAAGCAATAACATCGTCCATCGTGAACACGTAAGACTGAGCAACCAAGCCGGTTCCAGTTCCACCCCAGCCACTTTGTAGCCAAAGTCTGTGGTAATCTTTTACCGACGCTGCGCCACGGGTTGATCCTACGTCTCTTGTGGTCTGCATACCGAAGTAAGCATCAGTCTGGTCGGACAATCCACCATCAGAAGCGGAGTGACGAAGGCGAACTATTGGCCACTGAAGAGAGGCAGTAAGATTTTGTGCAGCACCTGAAAGGAAGTGTTCGGCAACAGAGCCAGTTGCAAAAGTATTTCCAGTAGAAATGTAGCTTGTAGAAACACCATTGGCATCACCAGTTTCCAAAGAACCACTCCAAGAAGTAACAGGAGCAAAGTTTGGAGGACCGTAGTAGCCGAATGGAATTAGAGAGTTGGCGTTCTGGATGTTGCCCTCGTTTATGTCGCTGACATATACAAACTTAGACTGGTTAGGGTATTCACCATACTCTCTTAGCCTTCTTTCAGACTCGTTCCACTGCAAGTACTTGTCACCAATTCTTCTAGAGATGTAATCTGGTGATCTCGGATCCAAACTTAGGTTGTCGAATCTTTCAAGAACAACTGGGTTACTATCGGTATCAGTTAAAGTTCTTAAGACAACCGAGAACGAACCGAAGTCGCTTGTTTGTGTGTTAGAGTATCTAATCTTCTCGATAGAAATCTTGACATTCTTGTTTAGCCACTCACCATGTCCGCGCCCCTTAAGCTTGAATAACTTAAGTGCTTCTTCTGGAAGGTAGCTTCCAGCGGCTCCAAGATCCTGACCGATAAACCAACCGGTCTGAGCTTCCTGGGTGCTAACCTGCATATCGCCAGGACCGACACCACCCTTTTCGATTGGAAGAAGAACACCGAGCATCTTAGAAGTAACAAGTGAGGTTGAACTACCAGTTAGACTGTTACGACCGCCATCTCTTAGTTCCTGCTCAAATGTTCCACCGAGCCAGTAGTTGCGCTCTAGGGTTGAATCGTAGAAGTCACCACTTGACACAAGTTGTGGGTTGGTGTTGAATACCTTACGGATGAATCTTTGATCGGTATCGTCAAAGTTGAAGACAAACTTCTCATTTGCTCCGCTTGATGCCTTAGAGCCAGACATGAACGCTGTAAAGTTACCAGCGCTGTCACTCTCGACAACAATACCGACACCCTGTGCGGCGCGGTCGATAATTGGAGCGCCCGCTGCGTCGGTGTAATTTGCGGTTGAAGGGAGGTTACCGGAAAGCTGAATTGAGGATGACTGGTCAAGATACCAGACAGCACCTAGGCTTCCCGAATTCAAGTCGGAGGTTCCGCCAGTGAAATTTGTTTTAGAAGTATCAGAGCCAATTGAGCCTCCCAATGTAATCTCGGTGTTTCCGTGAGTGCCCGGCAAAGTTTGTGTAAGCGTAGCAACTCCGAGCGCACAAGACACTGTGATTTTGCCATTATGCCCAGTAGAAGCCTCTACACATGCTTTTAATGATAACGCAATCTCAGAAATAGTGCCATTTCTGTCAAATTGTCGCGAGGCTACGGACTCGGCGTCTTTTGCGGTATAAACAAGTGAGGTGCCATCAGCAGAAACGATTGTTATTGTTCCGTCGTCGTTTGCGTTTCCAGCAAATGTAACAGTGGCTGCTGCCTGAACAAAGGTGCGATCAGGGAATNCCCAAAGACCNTAAGCTCCACCATTNGTNCTTGAATCGCCAGGAGCGCCATCGAAGACTGCGCCTGCTGTTGTCTTCCATCCAGCTTCGCCGCCAGTTTCCTTGTTAGTATTCTCAACACCAAGAAGTCTCATGTATGTAACAGGAGCTACTGAAGCGTTAAGGAATGCCTTGGCAGCGTAGGTGCCGTACATTGGGGACTGATAGTTACCATCGCGGTAAACATCTCCACCGGCTGCGCCAGGGACGGTATCTCCATACATGGTCAAGAAGTCAGAAAATGACTCAATTTTGACAGGCTGCATTGCGAGTCCGCGAACTGAACGACCAATAACTACTGGTCCGATAGCGTCGGGACGGCGTGGTCTGAATGAGTTATCAATCTCGTTGATAAACACACCAGGGGATACAAATTTAAAACTTTTTACGGGCATTAGGGGTTCCTCTCTTTATAAAATAATGCTATATAGCATCTTTAATCTCATTGTAAATAGTAGCAGATGTTTCAAACAGACTTCAGGATATGTCTAGTCTATAAAAAAGTCATCGTTGCCTACTGGAACCACTGTTTCTCTTGGAAAAGCAATTTCTACCGCGTTCTCTTCTCTTGTAATGATGGGTCTGTCATCGTTATCACCCTCACCTATAAGATAGCCAATTACCTTTATGGTAATCTCGCTGGTAAACTGCCTTTCTTCTTCTCCAAGGCTTGCTACGTTATTACTCTGATTAAAGCCTTGGTCGATAAAAGCTTCATAAAGGTGCCCATTCCTACGCATAACAAAAGAATTTATTTGTCCTGTTCTCGTCATAAAGGGCTGCGTCAAATCGTTCATTTGCTGCTGGTATTCAGTCTTGACAATGATCTTATAGTCAACATTGATGTAAATTGGTATCGGAATCGAGAGTGTTTCGATAACAACCTTTTTGTTTGCTCTTGGAAAAAACTTTTGACGCACACCTTCAGAGTTTGTACGGGTGTTACCAACAACTGCAAAGTTTCTAGTCTTATCTTGCTTGATCCTTTTGGCAATAATCATTCTTCCGGTACGACCATTACCTTTATCGGAATACAAGTGAGCTTGGAAGCTTCCTTTACGTTCTGGGTCTTTAACGATACCGGTTCTCTCTATTGAAACAACCGGAAGAGTTATCACGCCGCCACCATCATCAATAGGGTGCCTTAAATCATGATTCTTTTTTATCTGAAATGCTCTTTCGGGAGTCTGCCATAGAACAGGAACTCTCTTGTTACCTTCGTTAGTCAAGGTTGAAAGCTCAAGATCTTCTTTTAACCAAGATACCATCGCATAATCGATGTCTTCAATTCGAGAGCCAAGCATCCCAATCTCTTTGAGACTGAAATCCTTCTGATCCTCTGGCAGTTGTGCGAAATCAAAGTTCTTAGGTAGCATCGAATAATCCCTTGCGTGCCCTCTTACAAATAGCAGAGGTCTCAAATGTATTGTTTACT